AAGTTGTATTTGTCTGTCCATAAATCAAATTAGGGTTTAACCCTGCTTCCTTGAAACGTTCCATCTGATTAACTGGTTTGTTATACTCGTTTGTAGCGTTCCACATTTTCCAAGCATTTTCAATGTTTTGGTTGTTAATGTCATACTGCATCTGAATGTTCTGCTCATTAGCAGTCTGTTGAGCTTGTAAGTTTTTCTGATTCTGTTCATAATTTGCATACGTTGCAAAGCCTGAACCAATCGCAGTTAACAAAGCTCCAATAATTAATGCTGTTCCCATTTACTTAATTTTTTCGCGTTTTAAAATTTGTTTCATATTCACCTCACGTCGAATATATTCTAATTCCTCGTCAATGGGCATCGCTTGCCCATGTCGGTTACCTCTTACGAGGCGTTCAAAATCCATATTTAGTTGCTTATAGTGTTTTGACATTTTTTGTTTTATTTTGAGTTTTGAAGAAAAGGGGAAACTGTGCCGTTTCCCCTTTTCAAATCCCCTTCAGCTTCCTTGCCGATTGTTGCCCTACGTGCATTCAATCGTTGTCCTCGTCGTGCCTCCTCGTCCGCCTCATTCATTTACTACGGAACAATTCGGCAATACCAAGTGGCTCTCGCCATTGGAAGATGCTTAGCGCATCTTTTTTGTTCTTGCGTGGATGCCCACGCAACCATTATAGGCATTTAGGGCGAATTTCTTGAGAAATTCGGCTCTCGGTTTACTATGAAGGGTAGGGGAGAAGTGAACTTATTAAGTTTCCATACAGTGGCTTCCGCTCAACGTTCGTTTCACTTCGTTTCACTCACTCTACCTTCGGTGGGTGTAAGCTAATCTTACAAGAAATAGGGGATGCATAACTCGAATTCTCATTTAACATAATGTATATTTTTGATAATCAATGTATTAGTGTCTCTCATCAGGCCTGCCTGATAGAGTAGGGAAGGATCAATAAGTCAATGAGCAGCGCATAACTAATAATTTAGTTTCACGACACAAAATTAACACTTTTTTTTTTAAGTCAAGAAAAAAAAGGTGTCAGTGGGCACTAATATATCAAGTTAAATATAGTGCCCACTTTTTTTACCTTACTGTTGAGGCTCCGGAGAAGACTCCGGAGAAGACTCCGGAGTAGTATCCGGAGTATCCTGTTTTTTCAATTTTTCCTCAACTTGCTTTCCACGCTGGATGATTTCCTCAGCGTGATCAGCGACATCCATCTGATCCATACGGTCAAAAGGATTGTCCTGAGTGTAGTCATGCAATTCGATGGCCTCACCACGTGCAACCATCTGGATGCATTCGTCAATAGTATGATATTGACTTCCGTCAGTCACACGATCCTCAGATAGAATCTCATAATCCTGACAACCTTGTGCTGTGTAGTAAGTCTTTATTCTACGGACTGTCTTTTCTTTACTTTCTTCTTTTACTTTACTCATATCAATGCAGGTATTGAATAAGCTGACATCGGCAGAACCGCATCAACTTTGTTGTAAATATCAAATAAAAACTTGTTACTATCATCTTCAACAGCAAAAATACGGTCAGATGGATGACATTCAATGAAATTAGTATTCAACTCTGGAACATTGCTAAATTTACGGCCCAAATGCCAATACAGCAAAGAAGTCTTGAAATCACCATGTACTTCATTACCTCTGAACTTACGATAGGCATAACGGCTTTGATATCCGAAAATTGCACGATTTTGTGCATCTCTACCAGTCATATGATCGCCAAACCTCTCAACGGCCGTTGAATTTGTCAACAGCTCATAAGAGAAGATGGCCTCTTCACCAAGGTGCTCAAAAAAAGGATTGTAGATACGTTCAAACCGGTCACGAACATATAGATATTCAGGTTCTGTCGACACAGCGACACCAACGAGCATTTGCTTTCGTGTGCCTGTGACATAATTAGCTTTTGGCCTTATATACATTAGACCCATAATGAGACCGTCTTCAGGACAATAGAAAGGCTTATTCATGCCAAACACACCATTAATCTTGCCAATTCCGGCAAGGTTACCCTGAGGCGTGCTGCCGTCATAAGGATCGCCACTTGAATCAAGTTGCGCTTGTTCGTTCTGCATAACCTCAAGAATCTGATAAGGCATAACACCACCTCCGAGGTATACCGGTCGCTGGAGACGATAATCACCGACTTTCACTCCATACATTCCAAGAATATACTCACAATATCGGTTTCCGATACGTGCTGAACGTTCAAAGAACTTTTGAACAGCATTAGCCATACGCAACTGTTGTATGTCGAATGCAACAGAAAGAGTTCTATTCGGATCATAAGTAAGTCTTTCACTAAAAGCAGAGCTACCACTAACAATCTCATTTTCAGGATCAGTAATCATTCCATTTACTAAGACAGTTTCCGCACTGTAACCAATAGAACCAATTTGATCACCTTTCAAAGGTCCTAAAACTCTGACATTTTCAATACTTTGACCAGCACGATTTAGATTTGAAAGACTCCATGCAGAATTCCATTGATTATTTGACCAATAATCCCAAATTCCTGCATTAGCTGAATTTTTATTGAGAAAAACATCACCGACAAATTGTGCCATTGCACCTCGCTGTGTCCAGGGAAGTGCTGATGTGAAATAGTCTTTCTTCCATGCACAATTCAAAAGACCAACTTCGTCAATCTGAAATCCATCTTGACCGTCATATTCTTCACAAACATTTATTTCCTGCTGAAGATTCTGATCGCGGAAATATTCATTCCAGATCTTGACATATGCCCTGAAGGGCATTGCATCAATAAGAGGAGTATAAGTTGTGCTGTTGGTGATGTTTTCTACGTCAACGCCAAGATAGTCAGCAAGATCGCCAACCTGACAATCATCTTTTGAAATTGGCATACAAGGCCAAATATGTTCACCGACACCAGTTAAGAAATCCTCATAGTTGTTCCAAAGGAGACGATAAGGAACATAGAAATATCGTAATTCAACGTTAATTTCCTGCATAATAGGAGATACTGTCGGCATCATACGACCGAAAAGGCCTGCTCTACAGTTCATGATCTGACTGGGTGAAGTCTCCTCTATGTAAAATGGGTAAATGTAACCCATGTTACATGACAGATGATTTATATAGCTCAAATCATGTCTTGATTGTGGAATCTTTATATTTTCCACAGATTCAAAGATAGACCCACGAGGGGCATTTGATTTCAAGTTTTTCATAAATTAATCTTTTGGAATAACATATTCAAATATAATTTTATCTCGATAATACAAGGTAATTTTAACCTTGAATAGTCCTAATAGACCATTTGTTATAGTCCACCATATTCTGTTCAAAATACCGTTACGAACTCTTGCAGATTTGGTCAAGTCTTCATCGTGAAGAGAAGACTTTTTGATCTCTTCATCTACAGTCTTTTCAACTTCAGCGACAAACTCCTTGAAGTTTTCAATTCTTTCATCTTCCGTCTTTTCGACCTTGTTTAATTCTTTGTTGTTTGACATAGTCCTGTTTCTCCTTTTTTGCGAAAAACTTCCGGACATCTTCTTTTTCAGGATCATGTCCAAGTCTTCGCATTTGTTCTTTTAATTTGTTAATTGATAAACTTGTTTCTAATTCTTCCAAAATGGAAGTTTTTTTCATCTCACCGCCATCAGCTAAACGCTGATAAATTTTCTTACGAAAATAGCGGGGTAGGGGATAGGGTGTATCATTATCCATCATGAATTTTTGCTCAAAAAACTGATCATCCGTAACAGTGTCAAGATATCTTAAACCAATAGCAGGTCTTTTAGAACATATCATGAAATTCTTCAATGATCCTTCCGGTACACCGTCAGAACCTTTAAGAAGATATTTTGTAATATATTTATAAGAGCCCTTTTTGGCCGGTAAATCTTTGACAAATCCATACTTCCAATACCTTTCCACATCAATTCTTTCCGGAGAGAAAAGAAGCAAATGATAATGAGGCCTTCCGTCTTTTGATCCATATTCAGATACTGCGAAATATTTAAATTTGTTATTTTTCCTAACACGTTTCAAAAACTTCTGTAAATGTTTCTTATCAACGTCATAATGGATTACTGCATCCTCATCGACATGAAAAGGCAAATTTTCATCATCATATGTCAAAGTTATAAATCTTGAAAATTGTCCTTTTGCTTCCTCTCGAAACCTCATGAACCAAGAGTCACGTAATGTCTTACGACATCCAGCACACTTTCCACAAGGAACTTCTATAAAAGCATTATCATGCAATGTAGATCTGATTGTTATAGGCCGGTAACAGCTCATAAGCGAATACCACCTCGGCTCACGTGATAAGTACGCTTGCGATAAGCTTTCTTTCTTCTACTTCTCATAGATTTAAAATTTAATTAAACATTTAATGACCAAGAAATGACTTAACCAAAGTCAATATGATTTTCGATACTCCAGATGCGTTACCAATTGCTTTCTCAAATTCTTTCCAGTCAAGTTCAGTCTGATCTATCTGATTAGCAATTTCCATTGCTTTCAATTTCATTTCCCACATATCTGTATAGTTATCAAGATCCACATCTTTCAATGCCTTAATAACACCTTGAACCGATGTTATAGATCTACGATAAGCATTTTGAACACCAGGAGACTGATTTTTTTCAATCAGACTATTAACCCATGACTTATAATAAGTCTCAAAAAGTTGAGGATCTTCCTTCAGGTTCAACCATAGTTGCTCCTCAAATTGAGCTTTTGCAGCATTAGCAGCGGCACTTTGTTCTTCAAGATAAAGGATATCACCTTGTTTCTCAAGTACTCTATTTTGCATTTGCATATTGTCAATCTGCTGTGCTAAAAAAGGAACTTTAGAAAGTTCATGCAATGACTTACCAATTTGACCATAGTCCATATTAGATAGAACTGGAGATACTTGTGGTGCTTGTGCAGATGGTATTGAAACCGGTGAAGTTGTATTTGTCTGTCCATAAATCAAATTAGGGTTTAACCCTGCTTCCTTGAAACGTTCCATCTGATTAACTGGTTTGTTATACTCGTTTGTAGCGTTCCACATTTTCCAAGCATTTTCAATGTTGTGGTTGTTAATGTCATACTGCATCTGAATGTTCTGCTCATTAGCAGTCTGTTGAGCTTGTAAGTTTTTCTGATTCTGTTCATAATTTGCATACGTTG